TGTCCCAGATCATACGGGTGTAGTAATCCTCGGCGTAGCAATCGGCCCGATAATGGGGGCAGCTTTCCGGGCAGGTTTCCCGCTGGGAATAGGTTACGGGCAGCGGGCCGGTTTTGCTATTCGCGGATTTCAAAATAAAGTGATATTTCATTGCTGGCCCCCTTCGAGCTTTTCGCGAAGCTGGGCCTTCCGTGCTTCGGTTCTTATTTCGCGTTCCATATCGGCCAGCGCTCGGTCATCGTCTTCGGTGAATTCAGCGTAATCTAAATCAGTGTCTTCGTATTTCATTACAGTTACCTCACGTTAATAATTTGAACATGGTTTCTCAGAAACCGGGCGGGATCCGTGGCGTTCAGCTCAGCGGCGATACTATCGGCGGCGATATCCTTAATCCAGCCGTGGCCGTACCAGTTGCCGGCGTTGCCCTGCTTGTCCAGGGTGAACCAGTTTTCACCCCATTGAACCTCAATAAAAGTGTGGCCAGCATCGGCCAGCTCGGCGCAGCGCTTAAAAATCTGGGCCTTGCTGGGTTTGCGACCCGTGAATTCGATTAGTGTCGGTGTGTGATCCATGGCCTGCCCCTTATGCTTTGCGAGCGCTTACGCGCACGGTGTAGAACGCTGCACCGGTGGCCGTATGCGCCGTGATCAGTTGGCGCGATGGCGTGAAGTGCTCAGCGATGGCCCTCCAGTCGGTTACATCGCGGCCAGGGCAGAAACTGACAGCGGCCCGGTGCAATTGGCCTTCAATGGCGGCCTGGCCAGCTTCGATTAGAACGGCCTTGATCTGATCCTCTTCGGCTTTCAAGTTGGCCAGCTGGGCCTTGATCAGTGCCAGGCGATCAACGGCGGCGGCCAGCAATACGGGGTTTTCGTTTTTCATGATTAGATTCTCCAGGGTTACGGTTACGGGGTTACAGTGAAAACAAAACGATCAGGACAAAGCCCAGGCCGGCCAGCAAAGCCACGGCCCCGGCAATGATGGCCAGATCTGAGGGTTCATCAGCAGGCAGGGCTTCGGGGTTTAAATCGATGTAGTGCAGGTTATGTTTGTTCATGATTAGATTCTCCAGGGTTACAGTGGCCAGGCTTCGCGCCTGGCCGGTTACATTTACTCGCCGATGTACATCAGGCAACCGTTACGCATTGTCAGCTCGCCGCTGCTGCCTGCGCCTAGATCCTTGATCAGATCCAAGATCTCGCGCTGCGTGCGCTTGCTGCCTGCACGGTGAATAATGGCCAAGGTGCGCAACAGTGCGCTTCTACCGTGGGGCTTTGCTCTCTCGATCTGGGCTTGTTCAGATTTGTTCATGATTAAATTCTCCAGGTTACAGTTACAAATTACGGGGCCGGTTTTGTGTGCCGGTGAATGAATTGTAACCCAGTGGGTGAGCTTGTCAAGCACAATCGATAAAATATTTACTAGGTGCTTTCCCTAACCCTCTGGGTTTCCCTGCTTCCCTGGTGCGTCAGTTGTGACTTACAGAAGGGAGAGGGTTTCTGGGATTCCTGATTTCTTGTGCTGTTTCAAAAAGTATCAATCAGCCCCCTCGCCTGCGCGATGTCACAATTGTACCAATGGCCCCCGATCCCGCGAACCTGCGAACCCGCTGGGTGATTCCCTCACCCGCTGGGTTCCCGTGCCCATGGCCAGCGATCCAGCGAACCCGCTGGGTTTTGTGGCCACTAATTCACCCAGCGGGCAACATGGCCGCATCGATTCACCGGCGGCGGCCAGCGCCTGGGATCCACGGCGGCCAGCGATTCACGGCGGCGCGATGGCCAGCGGCCCGCGATGGCCGGCGGCGCGAAGCAAAATCCGTGCCAGTTGCGCGATGGGGCCGGGTAGGGCCGATGGCCGATGGGGCCAAGACTGGGAGGTATCACGAACAATTTTTTATTTTTTCAAATTAACCCGTTACCCAATGGGTTCCGCTATCCCACAGTTGCACACATCCCAAAACCCCGCTATGATCCACAGCACTATGGAATCATTAAATCCCGATCCTGTAGGCGCAAATGTCACAATGACCAGCGACAACAAAATCGAAATACCAGACTGGTTAGACCCTGCGCCTCGCACGCTTGCCAAATCACCCCCTGCGGTGAAGTCATTGGTATTGGCTCAGTATGAGCATGTATTCATGCGAGTCATCGATGAGGTTGCCCACGGCAAGTCCTTGTCGCAGGTGCTCAATGATGACCAGCGGCACATCGACTACAACGACTTTTACCGGTGGATCAAGAAAGACCCGACCCGTAAGCAGTTGTTTGATGAAGCCCAAGAGATGCGCACCGAGTTCATGGCCGGCGAGATCATTGAGATTGCCGATGCGGATGACACACTCGAAGATGTGAACCGTAGCCGCCTAAAGATCGACACTCGCAAGTGGCTCATGGGTGCGCACAATCGCAAGAAGTACGGAGCGACCACTAACATTGAGATGACTGGTGGGATCTCGATACTGGCAGCCATCGAAGCGGCGAATGCCAGGGTGATTGATTTGGCCGATGTAACTGATATAGAGGCGAAATAAATGCAGACGTTAAAGTTTTCGCCGGAAGATGAGCAGGTGCTAATGAGCCAACTGTGGAGTTCGCAGATTGCAGACAACCCAGAAACATTTGTACTTTTTGCGTTTCCATGGGGGCAGAAGAACACCCCTCTTGAACACTTCAAAGGGCCACGCGCATGGCAGCGCAGGACACTTCGTAAGATTGCCGATCACATCAAGACCAACCGTGGACAGATGGACATGGATGCACTTAGACGTGCGGTGTCGTCTGGTCGTGGTATTGGTAAATCTGCTTTGGTGTCGTGGCTGATTCTGTGGATGCTGACCACTCGGATAGGCAGTAGCGTCATTGTCTCGGCTAACAGTGAGAACCAGCTGCGCACGGTGACCTGGGGTGAGCTGACCAAGTGGGCGACCATGGCGATCAACTCGCACTGGTGGGAGCCAAGCGCTACCAAACTCGTGCCGGCGCAGTGGCTGACTGATCTGGTTGAGCGGGATCTGAAGAAGGGTACTCGTTACTGGGCCGCTGAGGGCAAGCTCTGGAGTGAGGAGAACCCAGATAGCTATGCCGGTGTCCACAACCACGATGGCATGATGGTAATTTTTGACGAAGCATCGGGTATTCCAGACACTATTTGGAGCGTGGCTTCAGGCTTCTTTACCGAGAAGATCTTGGACAGGTATTGGTTTGCGTTCAGTAACCCACGGCGCAACACCGGGTACTTCTTCGAGTGTTTCAACGCCAAACGGGACTTTTGGGACACTGAAATCATCGATGCCAGGACAGTCGAAGGCACGGACAAGGGCATCTATGACCAGATCATTGCTGAGTACGGCGAAGACTCTATACAAGCACGCATCGAGGTCTATGGCGAGTTCCCAGCTGCCGGCGAAGACCAATTCATCTCACCCGTTGTGGTCGAGGATGCGTTCAAACGGCCTAAATACAAAGACCTGACAGCCCCGATTGTGATCGGTGTTGACCCAGCTCGTGGAGGTATGGACAGCACAGTCATTGTGGTGCGCCAAGGGCGTGACTTGGTGGCCATCAAGCGCTTCAAAGGTGAAGATACCATGAGCGTTGTCGGCCACGTTATCGAGGCCATCGAAGAATACAAGCCTGTTTTGACCGTAATTGACGAGGGTGGCCTCGGATACGGGATACTTGACAGATTAACCGAGCAGCGGTACAAAGTGCGCGGGGTTAACTTTGCTTGGAAAGCGAAAAACCCCATAATGTGGGGTAACAAAAGAGCTGAGATGTGGGGTATGATGCGCGAATGGCTCAGGTCAGCCTCGATTCCTACCGACAGACAGCTCAAAGCTGACCTCACTGGGCCAACTAAAAAGCCCAATTCCGCAGGTACTATCTTTTTGGAAGGTAAGAAGGAAATGAAAGCACGAGGTATCGCTTCACCTGATGCAGCCGATGCTTTGGCCGTTACTTTTGCCTTTCCTGTGGCTCATAGAGAATATGCTGCAAAGGAAAGAACCCGCGCATATTCTGACCGCACGGCAGTTGCAACTTCATGGATGGGAAGTTAGATGGCTACAAAAAAGAATGTCTCTTTAAGCGTTGGCCGTGGCGAAAAACTGCCGGTGTCCAAAGGTGCTGGCTTGACCGCCAAAGGGCGCGAGAAGTACAATCGAGAAACTGGCAGCAATCTCAAAGCGCCAGCGCCTAATCCAAAAACAAAAGCAGATCAAGGGCGCAAGGATTCATTTTGTGCAAGAATGGGCGCAGTAGCGGCCAACGCCAAGGATGGCGAACGCGCTAAAGCAGCTCTTAAACGATGGAAGTGTTGATATGGCTACCAAACCCGGCTTATATGCCAATATCCATGCAAAACGTGAGCGCATAGCCGCTGGCAGCAAAGAAAAGATGCGC